TTTGAGAAAAAAACATACCTGCTAAGGCTAAATACTATACTAAATTAAAAATGTGAACATGAAGTTTATTTGCTGATCGCTTGCAATCCCACCTTTAAAGAAGCAAAATAAAGCTCCTCATTTGAAAGTTGCGGAAATCTAGGCGTTGAGAAATATTAATATTATTAGCGCCTATTTTTTTTATCGAATTAGCTACTTGCGGGCAAAAAAAAGTTTCTAATTTTAAGTCACTTAATATAGTTTACAGAAATAAAATAAAATAATCATAGGAGATTTATGAGTAACTTATTACCGGCAGTATTATCATTATTAAAGGACGCGATATATTCTTACGAAGATGATTTTAATCTTTCTAAGACACAATTAAATTTTAAACGAGAAGCACAGTTTGCTTTGCAAATACTAGAAAGCAGTCCCTATCTTGCAAAGTGCGCAATGGAAGACCCATCATCTTTAAAAAACTCAATTATGAATGTTGCTTTGATCGGCTTGTCGCTTAATCCCGCTACGAAGCTAGCATATTTAGTTCCTCGAAAAAAAGTATGCTTAGACATTGGTTATGTCGGACTCATTAAACTAGCGACCGATTGCGGTAGCGTGGCTTGGGTTAAAGCGGAACTTGTTTTTAGTAATGATACTTTTAATTTTATGGGAATGGGTTTAATGCCGCAGCATATTTTTAACCCATTTTCAGATCGCGGAAATTGTGTCGGTGTTTATTGCGTGGCCAAACTTTCGGGCGGCGACTACTTAACAGAAATGATGAGCAAAGAAGAGTGCTTTGATATTCGCGACCGATCCGATGGATATAAATCTTCTGTAAAAAATGGCACTCAAACGCCATGGACGACAGACACTGGCGAAATGATAAAAAAGACGGTGGTAAAGAGAGCGTCTAAGATGTGGGTTAAAACAGAGAGAAGCGAGAAACTATTTAAAGCGATAGAAATTAATAATGAACATGAAGGAATTAATTTTAACAATGTGGTCGATGACACACTGGCAAGCGACGAGCTTCTTGCCTCTCTTGAAAATGTAATTAATTCTATTCCTGGCGACACTGAGGCAAAGCTTTTAAAACACTTGAGCGATAAATATAAAATAAGTTTTACATCTTTAGATAAATTAAGTGAGTGCCATGCCAGTTATGCTATAAACTTTCTTGCCCAGTACGCGCCTAGTAAAAAGCTCCCTGGTCCTGAAAAGGTGAAGCTAACTAATCGCGGCGCTTTAATCGCGGCGTTGGAGGTGCCTGGAAAAATAGTAGATAAAAAGAAAGCTGATCTTGTGAAAAACGAAACAGTAATAACGACGGATGAAATTCCATTTTAAAGAGGAGATTTTTTTATGAGCGAAATAATTCAAGGTACTGACGAATGGAAGAAATTAAAGCTCGGCGTTATTTCTGCTTCGAGAATAATGGAAGCTCTTGCCAAAAAAGGTACAGCAACAAGACAAGGCTACATGTGTGAGCTTGTTGCCCAAATTGCAACGGGAGAAATGCCCGAGCTTTCGGCGAAGGCTCTAGAGTGGGGAAAAAATAACGAGGCGAGCGCAAAGAGCGCTTACGAGTTTCACACGAATTCAAAAACAAAAGACATAGCGTTTATGTACGGCAAGGATAAAAGATTTGGATGCTCGCCAGACCTAGTTTATGTCGAGAAGGGAAAGGGCGTAGAGTTAAAATGCCCTTTCACATCTAGGGTTCACGTTGAATTTATTTCCTGTGAAAAGATCAAGCCGGAGTATGTAGCACAGTGCCAATTTTCCATGTGGATTACCGGATTTAATGAGTGGGATTTTGCTTCCTATGATCCGCGCATGAAAAAAAATATGATTCACTCATGCACTATTCTAAAAGATGAAAAGTATTTCGAAAGATTTGAAACCGAGCTACCTGATTTTTTATCTGAAATGGGAACCATCCTAGATAAATTAGACATTAGCTTCGGCGATCAATGGAATTGACACCTCCCCATGTCCAAGGACAGGGGACCCCATGTTTAAGTTGAATACTGACTAATGAAAATATGCTTTCGCCTCAAGATGAAGAAAAAATCAAGAAAGCAATTAAGCTTTCTGAAAAAAATAGGACGTAGATAATATGAAAATTACAGGATTGCACGTTGAGAACATTAAGAGAGTAAAACTCGTTGACATAAAACCATTGGGAAATGTCACAATTATTTCCGGTAAAAACGGAAACGGAAAATCGTCGACGCTAGATGCAATTGCTATGGCACTTGGTGGCGCGGATCTAGTTCCTTCGGTGCCGGTCAGGATTGGAGAAACGAAGGCCAAGATCGTGGTTGATATGGGAGAGTATATAGTTACAAGATGGTGGACAAGTCCAGAAAGTAATTATTTAAAACTCGAGACTAAGGACGGAGACAGGATACAGAACGCCCAGACTCGACTAGATAAAATAATCGGCGATTTGAGTTTTGATCCCTTAGAATTTTCAACGATGGAGCCAAAAAAAAGACTAGATGTTTTGAAAAAAATTACTGGGGTTGATTCCTCTGAGATAGATAGAAATTTTGCAGTCGCTTATGAAAAAAGACGCGACGCGAATAAGCACAGGGATACACTGGCCTCAATTTTTAAAAAGTATGACTCTCTTTGCTTTATTGATAAGACTATTGACGAAAAAGAACTTGATGAAAAAATGGAAAAAACAAAACAAAATAACGCTCAATTTTCTGAAGCGAAAAGACTTCTTGTTGCTGGCGAGTTGAAAGAATCGCAAATATCTTTAAGAATTAAAGAAATTAATTCAAGAATTCAAATTCTCGATGCTGAAAAAAAAGATCTTGATGCGCAAATGGCTCAAACGTCAGCATCTTTGCTGAAAATAAAAGAGTCTCCTCTGGTGCATATTGATGAGTCTTTTTATGCTCAAGATCTAAAAATGGTCTTTGAATGGAGAGCAAACCAAAAAGAATTAGCACAAAAAAAATTAGATTTAGTTGAACTTGATGCCGCAGTATTTTTGGCAAAAAATACAGATGATTTATGCGCCCAGCTTAAGGATAAAAGAGAGAGATTAATTTCATCGGCAAAGATGCCAGTGGCCGGATTAAAATTTTCTGATAATGACATAACGTATAACGAAGTCCCCTTTTCTCAGCTTTCTACTTCTGAACAGATTAAAGTTTCTTTTTCAATTTCAATTGCAATGAATGGAACTTTGAAGCTGGCCATAATTAAAAACGGTTCACTATTAGACAGCGACGCTCTGGCTGAAATAGAAAAGATTGCAAATGAAAATGACACGCAAGTTTTTATTGAAATGGTGGCCTCTGGCCCAGAATCAGGCTGCATATACATTCAGGATGGCGAAGTATTGGAAACGGTAAAATAATGAAAGATGCAGAGAATGAATTTATTAAGTTTTTAGAAGAGAAGAAAGTTCTGGAAGAATATAAAGCTAACTTTGCGAATAGCTGGGGAAGCGATAGGTTTGTTGATCTTAAAGATTGGATTAAATCTACTAACCCCTGTAATTTTATCCCCTTGGATTTTCCTTGTACCTATGTGAGCGATTTGGGAAAATGGGGCGCGATTCACCATAAGTGGCAGGCTTTCATCAAGCAAGATTGTGCAGAATGAAATATATATTAGACGAAAATGCAATTATACATAAACGAAGAAAGCCAGCGTGGCACAGAAACAATCTAATATCGCCATGCGGGATAAGAATCAAGGATGCTCAATACCCCTATGAAGCATACGCAAAAGAAAGTTATAAGTGGGGCACAGTTACCTGCGCAGAATGTTTAAAGTTTATGTCTGTTTTTGAAAGTAAAATAATTAAAAAGTTTAATAAGGAATTATTTGATTTATTAAAATGTGATGCAGAATGAAAGATGTAGAAAATAAATTTATTAAGTTTTTAGAAGATAGGGGAGTCTTGGGAGAATATAAAGCTAAACTTAAATACACTAGAGGCTTTGACGATCTTAAGGCTTGGCTCAAATCGGTTAACTCTAGAGATTTTTTCTTCTTTGCTTTTCCTTGGGGTTGCGTGAGCGGGGAAGAAAAATGGATCGCGATTCACTATAAATGGCTCAATTTTATCGAAAAGGATGGTGCAGAATGAAAGACGTATTAACCTCAATCGCTCTATGCGGAATTTTTCTCCTCTGGGCGTATGTTATTTTTTCACTACTGAGGTGGCTTTTTATTAAATTAATGGGAGAGAGATTGTGAGCAAATATAAATTAGAAGATTTGAAAGTTGGTGCGGTTTTTAAAGAGAGTGGCGGATCGGGAACAATTATAAGAAAAATTATTGCCGTGGGCGAGACAAATGTTTTTTACTCCTATCCCACTGCATCTAACCGCGCTGAAGGTGCTTGCTCTATTGGTGGGTTTTTGAATGGCAATAGGGGCGAATTAGTCAAACCAAC